ACAAAAAAGACCTAAAAAAAGATAACGCTAAGTTACACTAGATCATAACAGTTCTATTCACATCTAAAAAAACTACTTAGATAACCTAATTTCTGTTTACAGACTTTTCGGGCAATTCTCGAACTAAGTTCAAGAATGGGCGTGAGCGAGTCCGTGTTAACTGCAATCTTTGGGGTCAAGTTGATCCCGAGTATGCGGCATTACGGATGCTTAATCGATTAGGCCTGCTCAACCCAGTTTCCTTAGCTTGGGAACTGGTAAGCTGGAGTTTTGTGGTTGACTGGGTGGTCCCTATTGGACCGATGTTCCAGGCTCTCACGGCCCCAGCTGGGCTGAGCTTCGTGGACGGAACAGTCAGTGTTCGAGCTTCGGCTAATGCCGAATTAGAAAACTGGCTGGGGACAATTGATGGTCCTGAGTACAAACGTACTTTGGAACAGCATGCGTCCGCTAGTTGGATATATGAAGGGTATCAACGGTCAACTCTATCTGGTTGGCCACTGCCCGGAGTATATTTTAACTCCGACCCGTTGGGGCTTAACAAAGATGGCAGTGATAGAGCTTTTAAAGCGCTAGCATTGGCTATTGTGACGCTCCGATAACCTTTCAAGTACCTGTACGCTCGACAACGAGCTTCCTCCTTTATAAAGAAAAGGAAACTATATGTCCGCACGGGCAAATCTGGTCATCAATGACCGAGCTGCTACTCCTGTAGCGCACACTTTCAGCCCCGATGGCGATGACGCCAACGGAGTTCACGTCTTCAGTGAGAAGACGAGCGTTCCGGCTGGGAACCCGCGGTTTACCGCGAGTCTCCGGCGTACGAACGGAAAGTATCGACCAACGCTGCGATTTCAGCTTCCAGTAGTGCAAACGCAGACGATCGACGGGATTTCAAACCCGGTGGTCGTCCGCACCGCATTCGCGGAGCTGAATTTCACGTTCGACGAGTTGTCCACCACGCAGGAGCGGAAAGATGCTGTTGGCTTCGTTGCCAACACTCTCGCCGCTGCTCAGACGCAGATTAACGACCTTTTGGTCGATCTGTCCGACATCTACTAGGTTTCCTAGGATGTTGGAGGGAAGGGTACCACCCCAACCCCGTGGAACAACACGTCCGCGGTTCAAACAATTAACCGATGGACGCGTCTTGGCCTTTTTCGCTTTCGCGATAACGGCTTTATGCTTACGGAATCCAGAAGGGACCGAACAATGCATAAGCGTGCTCAGAAGCCTCATCGGAGTAGACGTGTCAAGCTGAATGCTAACACGTTTATTTCCGAGTCGGACGCAGTTACCATTCGAGAACTCACTAATTTTCTCGATGGCCAGGAAGACTTTGCTTCATGTTATCTACGTACTGAGTACTTAAGCAAATTTTGCTCTGAGGACTTGGTCCCTGCGGAAGACCGGCGTAATGCCGCAATCCGTAAGTGGATGGCCACTGAACAAAGTAACGCCGGTACGAACCGGCGTCTTCGTGGAATGGACCGTGGGTATAATATTCTCCCGCGTGTTACATTTTACACGTTCCTGGGGTTCGCGCAACGGCTCATATCCGATATCTTGGGACCGTTGACCAATGAATTGGTCATAGGTTCCTTTTCGGGTGGAGCTAGCACGAGTCGCCGCCGAACTGAGAGCCTTCCGGCTCTTAAGTTCACCGGCCAGGCCGATGTTACTGAGGGAGCAAGTATCTACGTGGATCTAATCCATAGAGAGGTACCTTTGTTCCGAGAGTTGTCGATCTTTTACAACCTTAGGGAAGTAAAAGGGGCGCAGCTCTTCACCGTTCCAAAGAAAACGGACATTGATCGCTGTGCTTGTAAAGAGCCAGATATCAATATGTATCTTCAGAAGGGTGTGGGGAACCACATCCGCCGGCGACTTCGCCGGTTTGGTATCAACTTAAACGACCAATCGGTAAACCGTCAGTTAGCCAGGCGCGGAAGTCTTGACGACTCCTTAGCGACCCTGGA